GTCACACTGCAGGTTCAGTATAGTTATGTTCCGGGTGCACTTTGAGATTACACGCGGGCCCTATACCTTCCAGAGCTACTCCCAAGCAAAATCTTTACAGACTCAAACTCAGCGAGGCCCGAAGTTCCATAAGCGCTGTCTCCGAACGCGGAAAACCCTTCAACGCTCCCGATGTCCTTTTGCATTACTGCTCGTGGGTCCAACCTCCACTTGTCACCGGATGCGACAAACAATACGAATTCTTCAAATAACGGATGCCGTTTACAATTCTCCAACTTTGCAATCGTATTCAGTGTCCAGAATTCTCGCACGCTAAGCCCAACTTGCTCTGGGTTGATGCCCCTTTCGGCGTAAAGGATACGTCCCAACATTCGAACAGTTGACATGACGGCCGTGTACCCCTCACTTTCGTAAAAGTGGCGCTGTAGGTAACTGAGTTGGTCGGCCTCGTTCCCGCTCTTCTGTGCATTAAGTGCGAGTCCGTAGCGCGCATAAAGCGCCTCCACCACGTCGGTTTCTAACTGTTCGTTCGATAAGTATGCGCCGTCATCCCCGTTCTGGTATATAACGAAGTTCGTGACGCCCTGTTGTCGCAAAGCAAGTCTTGCAATCACCCTTAACGCTAGGGTTTCAAGCAAATTGGTGAACGCTACTCCACTAGGCATTCCGTGTGTCCCTTTATACAATCCATCGGGCGTTAGCAGTGCCCCGTTGGTGTAGTATTGATACACCGCTCCCAGGTACTCGAGCGGTACATCAACTAACTCGTTAAGCAACGATAGACCAAGTAGAATCCACAAGGGCCCAAAGGTAGCGTCTAAACTGCTGAGATCCAGTCCAAACTTGTATTTAAAAGAGCCTAATTTACCTTTGATCGCCGATTCTAAATAGTCGATACCCCCGAGGTGTTCGAATCCCTCTATTCTCGTTAACTCGTTGAGCAATACATTAAGTACCGAAATACCAGCAAACGTTTCTGCGTGATCAGCTCCCCACACAGGACGTTGTTTTGCATCCTCACGCTTGGGCCCACCTGGCTGGGTGCGCTTGAACATGATGAACGGATACAACATGGTTTTCTTTCCTTCTATCAAGGTTTGGGCTCTCCTCAAGTAACCACCAAGGTTGGCGACCTTCCAGTTAGAGGTGGCTTCAGGGAAACCGAGGTTCGTGTTCTTCCTTGATACTTTGAATGCATCGGAGATTGATAAAGGACGGAGTTTACGCGGTATCGCTTGTCGTAGATACGAAACTTCCTCGTCAAAGGGACCGACAAGATCAGGCCACTCGCGTCTCCAAGCATCTAGGTCAAAACTTACGTCCGTATGGTCGAAATACTTGGCGAGAGCACTCTTCCACTCAGGGAACGGCCGATTAAAGTACGGACCGAACTTCTTGGACTCAGCCTCTTCCAGCTC